CCTCGTCCCTTTGACCACCTTGACGCCCGGTTTCCCCGTTACCTGCAGCGTCCCCGTCGCCTTGACGGCTGGCCGCCTGGTCACCCCATGCTCCTCGCACCGTAAATCCAGATAAGCGCCGAACGTCGTCGAAGCGAAGCCCCGCCTCAACACCTCCTGCGCCCACAGCGCGGAGTTGAACAGCTCGTAGGCGGACGGCGCGAGCGCATCCCATACGAAAGAACCCTCGGATTTGTCCACGTCCGCCGGAACTCGCCCAAGCATGCGCGCCATGATGGCTTCTTCCGTCTGATCCTGCAAATAATCCGGCAATCCCGTCATCCCACATTCACCACGCTTCCTTGCAAGGTTCCCGTCTCGTCGCGGACGCTGGTTACCTCGCATGTAAATAAACACCGGTCTCTCTCCCATGCGTACGAGAAGCTGCCCACCGACGCCGTTCTCGGATCGGCCATCAGCGTCTCCGTCGCGATGCGGGAGATCTCGCTCTCGACCGCCGCCCGCGATAGACCAGATCCGATCAGCGAATCGAACTCCTGCCCGTATCCTCGGGAGTAGACCAGATAACGGTATCTCTCCGTCTGCAGAGCCTTGGCGCACCATTCGAGCCAAGCGTCCGCGCCTTCGGCTCCGGCGATTCGGCCGGTGGGCGTCAACGAGAACTCTCCGGCGGCCCAGTCGAACCGGAAGCTCCGTCCGAACGAGACGGAAGTATCCAACGTCTCCGCCCCTTCAACAGCCGCTTCTTCCGTCGGGAACAAATTAGCCACCCGCGCCCACCACCTTGCATACGACGATGGCGTGGTTGCCGGCATTCACCGGAATGGCCAACACGCGGTCGCCCGGCCGTACGCCGGCCTGCCAATTCATCCGCACCTCGTCGATCTCGACCTCTTCCACGTCGAATCTCGTACGCTGCGAAGTCGTCGCGCCAGGCAGCGCCGTCCCGTCTTCCTTCACCGGTGACGTTAGCGTCCCGACGAGCTTCATCGAAGGCACGTGAAGCTTCACGAGCCATTCCGCTACGCCGTAGTCCGGAATGTCGTGTTTGAACGAATCCAGCTTGAGTCCCCCCGCCGTAATCGTCCCCAGCTCCGCCGGCAGCCCGGAGACCGCTTGGGCTGCGATTCCGCTGAAGCGGTTCTCCAGCGTCGACATCAGCGTTTTGAACGGATCAGGCACAGAAATCCCTCCTCACCTTGGCTTCCGCCGCGAGCTCCAACTCCATGTGGCCCGGAGTCCCAAGCCTGTGGGTGGCGCGGGTCACGATCAGGTCGAGACCGTTCAGCCGCACCTTATCCCCCGCCCGGATCGTGTTGATGTCCGGCGCTGTCACGGAGAACGTCTCCTGCATGCCCAGCAGCGCGTTTTTGGCGGCTTTCTGGGCTTGGGCGACCGTCTCGATCTTGCAGTCCTGGATCACCTTCTGCAGGGTCCCGTATTTGGCCGTCTCGCCCTTCACGAGCGCCAGCACCGGCGACAGCTTCTCGTCGTCGCTCTGATTGCCGAGCACCTTGACCTGCGTCACGGCGCCCTCCAGCGTCCGGTTCTGCGAGACCTCCTCCACCGTCTCCAGCTCCCACACCGTGGAGTTGCCTCCCACCTTGGCCAATTCCAAACCGGCGGGCGTCATCCGGGGCCGGTACAGGTCCCCGCCCTTGTCCGCCGTCTCCTTCAAATCCTCGAGCATCATGGAGAAAATCGATTGGCAACGCTTGATGCTCCTTGCCAGCGCGATTCGCGTATCCGGGACGATGCCGGTCTTGATCTCCCAGTCCTTGGCGTACAGCTTCAGCCGCTGCGAGGCCGTCTGCCCCACCTGCATGAGCCGCTCGTCCTCCGACTTCGCCAGATAGATCGTCCGATCGTACACCGTCATGCTAAGGTGCTTCGTCCCGTTGTTCGAGCTCGAGCACTCCCAGACGACGCCCGGGTTAAGCAGCTCCTTCATCCCCTTGCCCCCATACGGGACGCCAGAGATACGAAGCGTTTGGCCGGGCGCGATTGCGGGACAATCCGGCGTAACGGTTAGGCGAATCGAAGCCCGGTAAGCAATCTCTTCGAGCGAATCTTCCAGCGTAATCTCCTCGACCAGGTCGCGAAGATAATAGGTATCGGCCAGAACCACTTCGTAGTCGCTCATGGCATCACCAGCTTCTGGCCGGGAACGATTTTGTTCGGGTCCCGACCAATGGTCGTTTTGTTTTTCTCATAGATGGCGCTCCACTCCGAGCTGCTGCCCAGCTCGCGCTTGGCGATCGAGGACAGCGTGTCTCCGGCCTGAACCGTGTACACCTTCGGCACCGGCTTCGTGTCCGACCGCACCGTCGCGGACGCGGCGGAGGAAGCGCCTGCAGCGGCAGCGCTCTTGCGCACCTTCATCTCCCGCCAAGTGCGGAAGCTGACGTCGAAGTAGACGTCGCCGGGCTCGCCGCCTCGGAACGTCGAATGGTTCGTCGAGACGTAAACGAGCGAATTGATTATCGTATCGGTGATGATCAGCCGCGAAGGCCGCGAATCCATCATCATCGCGGTCAGCCGGTTCATCGCCGCTTGCGGATCCGGGACGTTCAAATAACGGCAATAGCGGGCGTCGGCGGTCTTCGGGAAGAAGGAGGAGAACGAGATCTCCTTCACCTTCTCCTTCTGGGCCGCGTCCACTTCGCCGAGCGAGAGAATGTTGACGGTCTCGTACTGCTTCTCCCGACTAATCGAGATCTCTTCCGGATTGACCGGAAAATGAAATCTGCTCCCGGACGAATCGACCAGATAGATGTCCAATGGCGATCACCTCTTTTCCAATCCGGTCTGTCAGGCCCGGTTCTCGACGGTCTGCTTGATGGAGACTGCGAGCCTCGATCCGATCTCGACCGCGATCGCGTCGTAGTCGATGTTCGGCTCCTGCACGGTGAGCTGCACCGCTCCCGGCGGGATATTTATGTTAATGGGGGGAGGGTTAAGTGCTGCTTGGCTTCCAGCGAGAGGCGGACCGGCCAGAGCAGCCGTATTGGCGAACGTTTCCGAAGGCTTAGGCAGCATCTCAGGTTCGGGTTGGGGCTCTGAAGCCTTCTTTTTATTCTTTTTGAATCCCAGCCAGCCTGCGAATTTATCTTTCACTTTCGACGCGACTTTGCCGATTTGCTTCCCTGCTTCGCCGCCTAAGAAATCCCCCCCGAGCCCTCCGACAATGCCGCCGATTAATCCGCCAGCGGCAGTTCCAATGATGGGCACGACCGAACCGATAGCCGCGCCGGCCGCGGCGCCGGCCGCGGCTCCTCCCCAGCCCCCGACCGCTTTGCCGATGGCTTCGTTCCGTTCTTCGCCAGGCTTGGCCGAAGCGATCGACATGACATCCATGACGGCTCCGAGCGGTTTGAAGATTTTACCTAGCCCTTTCGTCAACGGACTTTTCATTAAGGAAGGAACTGGTGGCGACTTCGAAAAGAGAGAAGGCCCGCCGGACAGAATGCCGTTGCTCATTCCTTTTGGAATTTTCCCGCCTCCAGGCGGAACATTGGTTTTGCCCACTGTCGCTTTCATTTTCCCGGAGGAATAAGAGCCGACGGGGCGCTTCGGTTGAGATGGCGCCGATGAATAGGATGAAGACCCGCCGGAAAGGAAGCCGCTGCTCATTCCCCCCGGACTCTTTCCTTTCCCAAAGGGGTTGAACTTTTCGAAAAATCCACGCATTCTTCCAGGTGTCTTCCCTGGACCGGTCCGTCCAGGGCGACTAGAACCGACGGTTGAGCCTGCTTGAATGACTCTTCCGTCTTTCCCGTCCCTGCCGTTTTTCCCATTTTTCCCATTTCGTCCGTTTTTACCATTTCCTCCGCGGCCGCCATTACCGCCATTACCGCCGTTTCCGCCATTTCCTCCGTTGCCGCCGTTCCCGCCGCTGCCGCCTGGCATGGCGGAGGCTGCCGCTGCTGGGGAGCTGTCGGGTAAAATGAGCTTAATCCATGACATGTTCTTTTTGTTCGAAGCTTTTCCTAATAATTTGTCGGCGATTAATTTGATCTTGTCCTTGCCATAATCCTTGAGGACATCCAGACCGAATTTGCCAAGCCCATCCAATGCTTTCTCAAGCCAATCTTTATCCTTGTTCCCACCAGATGAACTGCCACTCGAAGCTCCCTGTGCCCCGCTCGAGCCAGTGTTTACGGCATTCTGAATTGCCCCTGCCACTTGAGAAGGATTGAAGCCTTTCAGGAATCCCGTCTGAAACTGCTTCCCGGCCGTCTCGCCCGTCGCCTCGAAGACGGAAACATCTATCTTCGGCGTTTCCGCTTTAAGCTTCAGGTTCCATACCTGACTCAACTTGGTCCATAAATCCTTAAACTGACCATTCGAGGACTCGTCGGGTCCAGCAATCGGCTTCGTCGGCAGCGGCCCCATTGGTCCTATAGGTTTGAACGGCTGCTTTCCTCCGCCGGAGCCGGGTGCCTTACCGGCTTCGGGGGCTTTGGTTGAAGGTGCCGCCCCCTGTCCTTGTGCCGGAATGCCCGTTAAGGCGTTTTGAAGCGAGCCGACCAGTTGAAGCGCATTGAGTCCTTTCATAAAACCAAGCGAGAACTGACTTCCCGCCCGCTCTCCGGAACTCTCGAACGGAGACTCGTCGATCTCCGGTACCCAAGCCTGAAGCTTGACCGTCCACGCCTCGCGCGTAAGCATCGTCAGCTTCGCGCGAATCGCCTTGATGGCGCCGCACAGGCAATCGTTCAGCCGAATCATCGGCGTGATTTTCACGCGGCCTAGAGCTTCCGCCCGCTTGCGCAGCTTGTCCAGATAGCGGTCCATCGTCTGCAGCGCCCGGCCCGTCTTCGCCAAGCCGTTGGCGTCGATGACGAGGTCGATCCTTGCGATCGGTTGCTCGGACATATCGCATCCCTCCTTTCTAGCCGGAGGAGGCAGCCGAGTCCGCCGCCTCCAGCTCGAGTTCCATGCTGGCCATCAGGAACAGCTGCTCGCCCCGCGGCAGCCGCCAGAATTGACCGGGGCGCAGATGATGCCGCGTCCAGATGGCGTGGAGCATACTGGCCAGCGCCCCGGTTCGGATCAGTTTTTTACGTCTTCGAGCTCCGTGTTAAAGCCGGACAGATCGAGCACGACGTCGCCGAGAGCCGACAGCTCGCCGGCGAGCAGGATGCGCTTGATCACTTCCTCCGCGCCGCTGGCCGAGAACTTCGCCAGCAGCTGCGAGTCGCCCCAGTTCGGGGAGACGGTGGCGGCCGCGATCAACGACACGTTGAACAGCTCCTCATCCAGCCGCTCGATCGTCTGCCCGCGCTTCTCCTTGCGCTCCGTGCAGCGCTCGCGGATGCTGAACACCTGCTTGCCGGTCAGCCCGCGCACCCGGACGGGGACGCCGAGGCGCTCCAGCAGCACCGTTTTCTCCGGTACCGAATCCGCATCCAGAAGACGCTTCAGCACCTGCTCTTCGGTCAATTCTTCGAAAGCCATATCGTCAAGCCCCCCAGGTTAGTTCGATTTGATCGGATCGAGCAGCTTGTAGCCCTCGAAGGTGAAGGTCGTCTCTTCGGCGACCTCTTCGCCGGCGGTCCAGTTGGCCAGTTGCAGCTTATCCGCCACGCAGTTGTACAGCTCGATGCGCTCGAAGCCGTACGCCTCCGGATCGCTCAGCTTGTTGATGATGTTGAACTTGGCGAAGCCGCGGGCGATCATGTCGCTCGTCACCTTGTAGCCGCTCATCGTGCCGGTGCCCTTCTTCGTGCCCAGCTTGTGCGCGGTCCACTCGGAGCCCGCCAGCTTCAGCTCGCGCTTCTCCACCTCGACGGAAGCCTCCAGGTGGTTGATGTTCGTCTGCCATACGCCGTCGATAAAAACCTGCCCATACGTACCCAGAATGGCTCTAGTCGGATCCATCATGTTCCGTTGTCCCCCTTATCGCACGATAAACGTGCCGAAAATTTGTTCCACGACGTCCGTCAGCTTCGCTTCCCACTTCAGGAACACCTGATCCGGCTCGGCCGGGATGCTCTTGTCCTCGTAGACGTCGAAGCCGGTCGCCTCGATGACGCCGGATTGGGCCAGCGTCTGCAGGTATTGGTTGCACGCGCCGATCAGCGCCAGACGGCCTTCCTCGGTGTTGTTCACCTTGCCGATGTAGCTGTCCTCCGCCGTGCGCTGCAGATCGGAGTTGATGCTGTCCATGACGCGGATCGTGCGGATCTTCTTCCACGGGGCGTTCTGGTTCTGGCCGAGCGACATGAGGCTGTTCACGCCGCGCAGCGCTTTGACCTGACGTCCGTCATGGATGAAAAGAAACACGCCGCCGCGAACCGCTTGCTCCTGCTCGCTGCGCGTCCAGCGGCGGGTGACGTCCTCGAACGGAGCCGGAGCGTACGTGGTCGATTCGCTCAGCGCTTGGCCCGCGATGAGACCGGCCGCGTAAGCCGACAGCTGCGCCGAGCTGTATTCGACGCCGGCCAGCTTCGCGCCGACGCCGACGTTGACGATGCCTTCGCTGTTGAAGCCCGCGCTGCGCGCGGTCGCCTTGGCGACGGCGTCGGACGCCTTGTCGTCGGCGGACGAACCGCCGAGCACGGCGATGACGCCTTTGCCTTCCCCGCGCACCCGCTTCACCCAGCTCAGGACGCTGGCGAGAAGCGCCGGATCGGTCACGCCGTCGAGCGCGAGCGCGTTGAACTCCTGCGTCTCGAGCGCCCCGAGCGCCGCGACGTAGTCGGCGTTGTCGACGCCTTCGATGCCGGACTTGCCGCCGGCCAGGGCGATGCCGGTCGCGTCCGCCAGCTGGCCGTTGCCTTCCGCCAGCACCGCCGCCGCGATCCACTTGTTCGCGGAATCGCCGTTTACGGCGTCCGCCGCCGCCTGCACGGAGCCGTTATCGAACGTGAACGTCCGCAGCAGCGCGGTTCCTTCGTACAGCTTCAGGTCCTTCTTGCCGGCGTCCGACGCGTTCGGCTGGACCGTCACCTTGAACGAGTTGCCGCGTTCGCCGGGATGCTTCGCCGTCAGCTTCAGCACGCTGGCCGGCGTATCCGCCGCCGCGTCCTGAAGCGTCGCCGCCGCGGCCGCCTCGGTGCCGTCCGTCAGCCGGTACGCCAGCACCTTGCTCGCGCCGCCCAGCAGAGCCAGCTTCAGCGTCGAATAGGCGGTCGCTCCGCCGAGCTCGCTGTCCGAGAACGCCTCCGCGATCGCGGCTTCGCCCGTCACCTCCACGAATTCGCGCGCCGGTCCCCAGTGCGCCCGCACCGGGACGGCGACGACTCCCCTCGTTCCCGGTTGGACGGCAGCCGCCGCCGCCGAGCGAAACGCCATATAAAAGCCGGGCAACACCGGCATATCCGTCGTGCTCCAATTGCCTCCTGCCATAGTTCAGCTCACCCTTCTTCTCAGAAATTGTTGAATCGCTTGCTTCGCTTCCGCCACCGTCAGTTCTTCCCGGTCCAAGCCGGACAGAGCGCCCGCCGCGGCATCCTCGGATACCCCGAACAGAGCCCGGGCCTGCCGGACGAGCTCGTCCCGGCCGTACCTCGCGGCCGCGGCGCCAGACGCCTTCTTCCCGGCGGCCATTTCCGGCGGAGCCGGGACTTTCTTCCTCTTCTCGGCCATACTCCTTCACCTCAAAACCCGATAGAGTCGTAACGGACCTCCCGCATAAGCGGAGCGTCCTCCGGCGACGAACCGGCCGGCTTCCTCGCGGAGCGGCGCATGAGCGTCACCGACAGCTGCCCCGACCGCAGCGCGTCGGCCTCGGTGATCGCCGCGCACTCTTGAACGGTGACATGCTGCTTCTGGGCCTCGTTCAGCGAGATTTTCCCGTCCCGCTTCAGCCCTTCCGCGATCCGAACCGTGACGTCCGTCTGCTCGTTCGGCGTCCGGCCGAGCACGTGCCCGGTCACCTGCTTGCGGATCTTCACCGCCGCCGCGTTGCCGTCCGCCGTCTCCAGGCCGACGATGCGCCACAGAACGGCGGGCTCGTGATAGCCCGGCGGCCACTTGCCGACGTAAGCATGCCACTCCGGGCCCAGCAGCGTCCGCGTCCAGGCCGCGAGAGCGTCCAGCCAGGAGTCGCCCGGCACCGTCTCGGCCCGTTCGGCGGGTTCGACCGCCGCCACCGAGAAGCGCAGGCCCCGCGTCAGGGCGTCGCGCGCTTCGTCCTCCAGGTCGGAGCCGACCGTCCCCTCGTACTTGCACGTGAACACTTCGCCCGTCGCCGAGTCGGAGAGCGTCTGTCCGTCCAGCGAACGGACGATCGCGGCGCTCAGCGAATCGACCGACGAGAAGCCCGCCGCGAGCGACTGGTAGGGCCACACCTCGTATATCCGGCCGTACCCCGTCCAATCGTTGATGCCCGCGTCCGCCCCCTGCACGAGCACGACGTAGGGCTTGTCCAGCGACGAGCCGTCCTCGTGAGATTCGAGCACCCGCCCGTTAATCTCGGGAAGTTCCGCCGCCAGGCGCTGCCGGATTCCGTTCCTCAT